TTAATCGAGGAGAAACCGGTCTCAATATCCGCCGCTTGGCGGAATGCCGCAAGTCGTCCCCTATTGGAATCGTTGATCACAAAGGGAGAGGGCTCGCCTAAATTAGTACCATTTCAGGGATTTAAAGATGAGTGATTTTAATGGAGTAACGCCCGCGGGGCGTATGTTATCGGAAGCTATTTTCACACCTTCGAGCAAGGGATACCAAGGGAAGGTCCTCGACCCGCCCGAGTATTATATTCAAATTGCGATTAAAAAAGACGACCCCCTTTTAAAGGGCTTATTCGATACGATCCAAGGCGCCGCGGCGGAAGGCTTTAAAAACGGCGAGCCCGCTCGGGCCGACTTCGCTTGGAAGTTCAAAGACGGTGACACAAACCCAGAGCGCAACGGTTGGGCCGGTTGTTTTGTGTTCACATTCAGAACGAGATTTACGCCGAACGCGATCGTCGATAATAAAAATCAGCAAATTATCGACCCTCACGCGATTAAACCGGGCTATCAAGTCCGCGTAGCGTACACCGTTAAAGCTAACGGCAACCAGATGAAACCGGGCGTGTACTTAAATTTTACGATGGTACAACTCGTCGCCGAGGATACGGTTATCGTCTCCGGCCCGAGCGTTGCGGATGTATTCGGGGCGCCCTCGGCTCAGACGCAACCGGCTTTTAATGCCAATGCGTTACCGGGCCAAGCCGCCCCCGCTCCGGCTCGAGATCCTCGATGGGTTAACGACGCGCAACCGGGGGGCGCTCCCGATTACTCGTTCTTGCAACCTCCGGCGCAATGAATCTCGACTTCGAGACATATAGCGCCGCCGGGACTCATCTCGACCTTGAGACCCGGAGATTTAAGAGTGCCGCGGGTAGCAATAAGCGCGGTATAGCGCTCACGGGCGCTTATACCTACGCCGAGCACCACTCGACCGAGGTCCTCGTCGCGTGTTACTCGTTCGGTGAGGGGGTCCACACATGGCGACCCGGGGAACCCCTTCCCTACGATTTGCTTGCTTGCGTAAATGCGGGGGTACTCGTGGAAGCGTGGAATAGCTTTTTCGAGTGGGCGGTCTGGAACTGCGTTTGCACCCGGCTTTATGGGTGGCCCGCGCTACCGATCGAGCAAACCCGCGACTCTATGGCCCGCGCTCACGCTTGGAGTTTACCGGGCGGGCTCGGTAAGGCGTCCGAGGTATTAAACGGGGTAAGTGAGAAGGGCGACAAGCGGATTATGTTAAAACTCTCGCAACCCCGCAACGGCACTCTAAAAGACCACTCGCTCCGCCATCGGCGGGACGGGTCGGAGATATGGACACAACTCGACGATTATTGCGCTCAAGATGTGACCACGGAAATAAACGCCGCCAAGCAGTTGCCCGAGTTATCACCCTATGAACTAGAGGTCTGGAAACTCGACCAAAAGATCAACGCGCGCGGGGTCCTTGTCGACCTCCCGCTCGTCGATGCGTGTATTAAAATAATGAAAGAGTCGAAAGCGCGGTACGGCCTGAGAATGACACAACTCACGGGCGGGGCGGTGACGGCGGTTTCCCAAGCGACCGCCCTTTTAAAATGGGTCAATGACCCCCGATTAAAATCGCTTACCGAGATCGACGAATATCTAGTTAATAAGATACCCGACAACGTCCGCGAAGCGCTCGAGATACGCCGAGACGTGGGCGGAGCGGCGCCCGCGAAACTTATCGCTATGAAACATCAAGCCGCGAGCGACGGACGCCTCCGAGGTATTTTGCAATATTGCGGCGCCCAACGGACGAGGCGATGGGCAGGGCGTGGAATCCAACCGCAAAATATGTACAATAGCGGATTAAATATCGACGAGATCGAAACCCTGATACCCTCGTTAATGACCGGCGAATTTAAAAAAGCCGGAGACAATCCGGCGAAAAATGTCTCCTCTTGCTTGCGGTCGATGCTCATCGCGGCCCCGGGTAAAGAGCTAATATGCTCAGATTATAGCGCAATCGAAGCGGTCGTTATGGCTTGCCTCGCGGGGGAGCAATGGATCATAGACGTTTTTAAGGACGACGGCAAACTTTACGAGAGGACAGGGTTTAAAATTACGGGCCGATACGACCCCGAATCGCGTAAACTCGGGAAAGTTGCGTCGCTCGCTTCTCAGTTCCAAGGCGCCCGGGGTGCTTGGCTTAAATTCGGCGCGGGTAATTTTTTAACAAATGAGGAGATCGACGAGGGCGTCCGCGCTTGGCGTAAGGCCGCCCCCGCTATTGTGAATTTTTGGCGGACGACGGAGTCCGCCGCGATCAGCGCGACCCAGAAACCCGGGACTCGATTCGGAAACTTTTTAAAACAGGGTCGAGCCCTCTATTATTTTTTACCCGGCGGCGGTTGGCTAACGTACGTCGACGCTCGGATCGTAACCACAAGAAAGTTATCGAGTGAGGGTTGGAATATATTAGACCAATTCGACAAGCCCGATGAATTGCGAGCCGCGCTCAGTAAATACCCTAAATTGTACGAATCGATAGCAAAAGGGGGCTTTAATGTGACTAAGAAGCTACGGGACGACATAACGGGTCTATTTTATAAAAACGCGCCTACGCTCGTATATAATGGCGTAGGAATGGCCCACAAATGGGGACCGATTGAAACTTACGGCGGAAAATTATCTGAAAACATTATTCAGGCCACTGCAAGAGATTTACTCGCCGACGCGCTATTGCGGATCGAGGCGGCGGGATATCCGGTTATAATGCACACCCACGACGAGATTGTCGCGGAGGTCCCGATCGGATTCGGATCGATTGAAGAGTTTGAAAAGATAATGAAAGATTCGCCTGAGTGGGCGGCTACTTGGCCAATTGGCGCGGCCGGCGGTTGGCGCGGCGCTCGTTTTCGGAAGTAAGGTCCTGCACCTCTTCGGCGAGTTGCTCGATTTTAAAGTTTTGCGCTTGTACCTCGATTACGTTTTTATAATAGACACCCATCGTAAAAGCGACGGACGAGATTATAAAACCGATCGCTGTAATTTGCAATTTTAACGGCCATATTATATTTACGTTATCCTTCCGGAGATCGATGTTAATCTCATCGGTCGCGGGCACAATGCCGGCCCGCTCATTATATTTTTTAATAAAATCAATGCCGACGTGTTTCAAATCCCCGGCGTGTATTCGACCGCGAAATAAGTCCTCGATTTTATTCTCGATCAAGTCCTCGATCTCGTTGTCGTTCATTATTTAAAATCGACGTGCTTTTCGATAGCTTTTTGCGCGGCTACAAGTCCGAGTTTATCGGCTTTAACCTTAATAGAGGTGTTATCGTCATTTGTGGCGTCCAACAATTTAATCAATTCGCCGGCGACCTTCGCCCCGATTTTAAATTGTACGCCAAACGCGGGGAAAACGACGACAAGAACGGCGGAGACGCCTGTCCAGAACTCGGGCATTGTTAAAAATTCCATTTTATTTTACCTTTTTTAAAATGCCGCGTAAATAGACCATGTCCACATTTGGACAGGACTTCGCGGCGTTAATTTCATAATGACCGATTACGTCGTCGGTATCGATTTCAAATTTTTGCTGTAAATCTCGGACTAAATTAAGAGTCGCGCCGAGTTGCTCGCTTGTGAACTCCTCCTTACCTATTAAACACACGCCGAGCGACGTTCCGTTATACCCGTACGCGTGGGCGCCCGATTCTCCGGTCTCGACGTTCCGGTCGCCGTCTATCGTTCTCCCGATCTCCACCGACCCGTTACAACAAGCGAGATAGTAATCGGGTTTAACTTGACCGTTTAAAATCACATATTGATACCCAATATCGGCCCATCCGTTGCCCTCGACGTGCCACTTACGAATCTCCGCCGCGCTCCCCCATGTGGAATCCGAGCAGTGTAAAATAATTCTATGCCACGTGTTCATTTTAGGTTGTCTATTTTGTCAGTTAGTCGATTGATTGCGATTTCCAATTTAACTAGAATTTCGTTTGTTTTGTGTGAAGTTTCTTTTAGATCGTCGATTGATTCTTTGAACATTCTATGATCACTTGAGGCTTCGGCGAGTATGTCCGATTTGTGGACGCATAGATCGTATTGTCTTTGATCTTCTCGTTTAAAACTTATCATTTCGTGTTTAACCTCCGCTCTGAATAATTGCGCGTTTTTTGTGTCGGCCACCAATGTTTTAAGGGTTTCCAATATCACCGCGTTTGCCGTTGACATTTTGTACCACGAGAAAAGGACGGAAGAAAAAACCGCCGCTATCCCCGCCATTTCTGCAAATTCGCTCACATTACCGGCCATGTCGGGCTTTCAAGTTGTGCGATCGTTGTGTGAGTGCTTGGCATATCTCGCAACGCTTGGCGGTAATCTTTGATAGCTTGGCCGCCTCCGTTTGGGTAATCTTCAAGCATCATTATATCAGAATTTTTTAATAAATCGTCCCTTTCAAACCTCAAACTTTCAGCTAAACGGGTCGTTTTTTCTTCGTCCGTTTCTACCGGGTAGGGGTCGGGCGTATTGCCCGCCGCTAACCAAACTTGATAGTCGGCCCACTTTATTTTTCCAAGTTCGCCCTGGTTCCTAAAGTGCGCCGTTTTGTGTCCGTCGTCGTCTACTCGGCAAACGTGTTTGCCGTCGCGCCATAATTCATATTTCATTTTAATCTGCCCATGATGGTTTACAATATAACGGTTGATCGCCATGCCATGACCACCAACCATTCCCCGGCCCTGATAGCATGTAAATTGTCATTCTATAAAGTGCGCCGGTCGTCCCTGTTCCGCCGCTCATATTCCTAGATTGGTTGCCGAAATACATCGAGTCCACGGTGCAATAACTTGTATCGCTTGGGGTATCTAAAAACGAAACCCCCGTAATATCAAAAAATCTCGTGTTGGTGCTTCCCCCGTCGCCGGATTGTACCCCATTAATCCTAAATTCCAACCACCAAGTACCGTCGGTTTTCATGTATGGACGAAACCAAGTCGTTTCCTCAAAAGGGGTATAAGTCCCGCCCGAAAAATTATGCGTAACTTCACTATAGTCATAAGTCCGCCAATTATCCCGGCCCATTAAACTACATTTAATACTTGTTGAAGTGACCGCGATCCCCTCGATAACCGTTACCGCGCTCGCCGAAGATTCTAGGGCGCTTCCCGATTCAAAATCGAAATAAGTATCCCAAACCGCATCGACTCCGCCGGTTCCGTCTTGTGTGATAACCCAGTAATACCTTTCGCCAACGTTTATATTCGTCGGATTTGTAAAATTTAATACTCGCCTAACTTTACTCGAAGCGGCCCAAGTTGTCGGGGTTGTCCCGGTTGCTTCAAACACAATTCCGTCGTAGTTATAAGCCGCCCCGACGTTCGTAAAATCGTCGGCGCTAATCCAATCAATTAGCCGGTAATTAATCCCAGTAACAAGCGACCCGGAGGTCGTTTGAGTATATGCCCCGGCATCTAGTGTAAACATAGTCCCTAGGCTGCAATCGGTATCAACCGTTTCTAACGCAGTATCTATTGATAAAGCGGAAGTTTTTGACCCCGCCAGCCCCGCACTGGTTAAAAAACTCGCGTCATCGGTTCCGGCGGCTATTTGCGCGGAACTAGCCTTACCGGGAGTTGATGTCGTATCTGAAAAGACTATATTCCCCCCGGCGTAAATCTGCTTTGCTACGCTTAACCCGCCATCTGTTTGAATGCTTCCGTCGGTTGTGCTGGTTGCTTGGGTTAAGTCGTCGGTTCTTATCCTTCCGCCTACATAAACCGCTTTTGTTGCGCTAATTCCCCCATCTGTTTTAATTGCGCCCGTTGTGGTGCTTGTTGCGTCGTCGGCGGCGTCGCAGATCATTCGACCGACCGAGGTTATGGTCTCCCCGATGTAAACTTTTTTAACCACTGATAAACCTCCGTCAGTTTGTAAACTTCCGTTTGTGGTTGTCGTGGCGTCGGTTGTATCGTCAATTAAAGCCCTGCCCGTTACAGTCAAATCGTTGTCGATTAATACGTCGGTCGCTTCGATCGAGCATTTAATCGCCCCCGACGCCGTACACATCCCCCGTATAACTGTGATCGAGTCGCCCGTTAAGTCGATAGTCGCCCTCGATGAGAAATCAAAGTCCGTACCAAATGCGAGAGTATTCGTTCCTCCCGCGTCTTGAGTTATTACCCAAGTATAGGCGGTCCCGATTATTTTATTTGTCGGATTATCTAAAGTCCTGTTATCAGTGAGCGTAACGGTAAAAACGGTTCCATGCTCGCAATCGGTCGAGATATTAGCCTCGTCCGTGAGTGCTAACGCCCCGATCGAGTTCACAACCCCGCGGATAATATTCCAATCGGCGTCGATGGGTGTCGCGCCGTTTTTATTGGCGTAAATCATGTCCCCGGTTTGCAAGATGTGATTTCCGCTCGTTGTATTTAATGCGAACCCCGTCGCGACGGTGTACGCGTCACCCTGCGAGCCGGTGAGAGGATAATCGCCGCCATTCGTCGAACTGTCGAAAGTCCCCTGTATAGCCACATCGCCCCCACGCCCTTGGAGTCCGTCCTCCTCCCATATCTGAACGTCGTTCTTGTCGAGTAATCGAGCTTTATATAGCCCGGATATATAAATCGCCGCGAAGCGTCCGTTTGCGTCCGCTACTACGGGGACCGCGTGGGGAGTGCCCTCCGCACTATCCGTGTATGACGCCTTGGGAGTCGTAGTCCCCGCGGTAAAAAAGTATAATTTAGCCCCATCGGATGGGGATAGGTGTTGACCAAATGCGCTCGGTCGGGGCATTGAAAAAATAGCCATAGTTTTTTATTGGTTAAGGTGATTCATTTGATAAGTCGTAACTATTAGGGACCTCGACGGCCTCTTTTACTTTCTCCGTTTTTACCTCGGGCGTCGTTGATTGTAAAGCGCCTCGTAACATTGCGCTAAATTCTTTCTCGGCCGGTGTGGAATCGACTCCGAATTTCCTCATCTTTTTAAATTGTAATTCCCACTTTGGATCGAATAACACATTAGAGAGGGCCTTGACCTTGGCGTTAAACCCGTACTCGCTCACGCCTTCGACAACCGAGTCGATGGGCGATAAGAATATCTTAATAGCGTGGCCGACCCCTTTACCCGCTCGGATACCTTTTTCGATAACCTTCCTGATCCCGGTTTGCGATCCGCCCGGACGTCCTTTCGAGGCGAGTTTTAAACCTTCCTCAAGGTATCGCATCCGGCGCGCTTGGTCTCCATTTAACCCCGCGTATAAAACTTTTCGCTTTTTCGGAGAATTAAGTCCGAGCGCGGTGTATAATTTGCCCGGGACGTTGCCGTCCATACTATGAAACGCCGCGGAATCGCCGAGGCTCGTCTCAATGTGGGCTCGCATAATATCACGCCACGCTTGCGGGTTTTGACTCTCTATTACTTTTTTCGCTTTTAATATCGTCGTCGGGTTCGTCCTCGCTCTGAATAATTTACCGACGATTTGCTCCTCTTCGGCCTTGGCTAACTTACCGACGAGCGAGTCTTGCAACTCGTCGACCGGTTTCGATAGCTCGGCGAATTTACCCCGCGCCGCTTTGTACGCCGGGTTTACTTCGTCGATCTCTTCGAGTAATTGTGTTTTTATTTCTGTTAATAGTCTTTTTTTATTACCTTTTCCCGCCTTGTCGGCCGCCTCGATCATGTCGCCAATCTCTTTCGACGCCGTATCAAGTTTTTTAAGATGCGCCCCCTCAGTCCCTTTCTTAGCTTTTAAAAGCCCTTTAACACGCGCAAGAGTTTTATATATCTCCCCCGAGTCAAGCGGCGCGAGTTCCGCGTCGATTAACGCTTGAGTCTTGGGGATTTCGAGGCCCGTCGCGGCATTTTCCACAACTTTTTTAATGTGGACTTGATCGGGGAAAAATGCGGTAAAAATTTTCGTGCCGCCTTTATTCCCGAAACCGTTCGAGACTATCCCATCATACCCGGTAACGTCTTTAATCGCTTGGTTTACGTCAATCGGGCTGTTCCCGCTCCCTATTAAACCTCCCATTTGGTTAATTGCGTTGGTGTCGTCGGCGATTAGTTTCGCCGCTTCGTCGATTGCTCCGTCGATGCCCCTCGGCCCGTAGGTATCCCCGTAATTAGCGAGCCAACCGTCAGCCATTGTCATATCGGGGTCGTCGGCGACTTCAAGCTCGGCGAGCCTTTTTAATATCTTTTTTAACGTCGGGCCTTTAAATGGCGGCCGGTCGTATTTCATCGGCTTGCGTATATCGAGATTCGCCTCGATTATTTTCCCGCTACCGTCGCCAGTATAGGCCCCCGCGACTTTCTTATCGGGGGTAAAATAGAACCCCGCGCCCTCGGCGCGTCCGGTGTCCCCTATTTTTGACGAATCGAAAACAAAATCAGTAATATCTGTCGCCGGTGTCCCGTGGTAAACGGTTAAGGGCTTGCCCTCTTTATTTATTATTTTTGTGCTTTTTAAAACGGTTTCGCCCGCCGTAGAAAAACCCGCCGACTCGAACGCCTTATCGTATAGAGGTTTAGCCCCCGCCTTCCTTGTGGCCTTTGCCGCGTCGATTGCGCCTTGCGCCGCTTTTTTAACGGCGCCCTCGCCCGTCTCGACCGCGGTCGCCGGTGCGATAGAGTCCATTAAATCAATTACGGCATCATAGGCCGCTTTATCTTGCTTTTTTAACTCGACCGCCGCTCTACGACTTCCGCCCGGTAAATCGGCGACAAATGCTTGCCGCTCGAGGTCCGTTCGGTTTCCGGTCTTTTGCCCTCTAAATAGCGGGATACCGGTTTTCTTGGTCACATTGTCGGCGAATCCGACTTTTTTCCGGCTAACGTCGAAATCTTCGGCCTCGACCGCCATGTTTTTTAATTCTTTACGCTTTCCGAGCTTTTTAATTCCTTCGCCCACAAACTCCGGGGCCGCTCCGAATGCAGTCGCTAATCCGACGCTCGTCGGGTCGACCTCTTGCTCGCTTCCTAATAATTGCGCGCCCTTTTCTAGTGTGGCCTCGGTCGCTCCGGCCGTTACGCCTTGTATTGCGGCGCGTCCTCCGAGTCCCATTCCTTTAGTTGCCGCGCCGGCTAATTTACCGGGCCCGTAAAATGCGGCCGCGTCGCCAATCATTTGAGCGGCGTCGAACTTATCAAACCCCGGAGGATTTAAAAGTCGGACTTTCCCGTCTTGTGGAAATCTAATTGAAATCGTGCCGTGGTCGTCGGTCCTAAAATCGTCGTCGGTTAGCCCAAAATTCTCTTTGTAGATATCTTTCAACGCTTCGGGATTAGTCACGAACACGTTAGCGGCCGCGACCTTTAAGTCCTTAATAAAACTACCCGTTGATAAATTTTGCCCCCAATCCATAACGCCCGGCGTCTCTTTATTCTCTTCGTTTCTTAAATTACCGGTAAATAAGTCGCCCACTTGATCGAGAAACCCCGGACCCTGCTCGGCCGGTTCGCCTAGCGGTTCCGTGTCGCCCGTTACGTCCTCGGCGACATAATCGTCGACGAGTTTAACATTAGGGAGGGAGAATTTACTCCCGGGGATCGCGGTCCCGGCGGGTGCTTTCTCTTTCTCGTCGTAGTCGTCGACGAGTTGGACGTTATCGAGTTCGTATTTCATTTGCGTTTTTTACCTTGGGCACGTTTAGCCGCTGCCTCGCTTTGATGCCAGAATTTAATAATATCTTTTTCTTTCACATTTTTATATTTTGCTTGCATTTCGCTTTTGAACTCGTGCCAGAATTTAGGCAACGATTTACCGTCGCGCATATATCTCGAAACGATAGGCGGCCGGCTCGCGACGTGCTTACTCCACGCCGTTTCGACACCCGCGAGAGTCGGTTCGCCTCTCTTGTTAGTGTGAGACGCTAAATATTTGTTATTGAAGTCGTCGCGCTCTATTATGTATAGGTATGTAGCTCGAGCCGAATTATTAATAAATTTGTTCGCCCTCGGGTCCTTGTCTAAACTCGCGACCGTATCCCGAAGCATTTTAACGTCATTGTCCGACGCCGCGCCCGATAGGTTCCCGAGTTGATCCACAACCTGACGACCTGACGCGGCCGTATAAGCGTCACCGGCGGCGACGTCCGCGATCAAACTCGCGTCGATTCCTAATCCCGTAAGCACCCCAGCAAATTTTTGTTTCCAAATCTCGCCCCGTCCTTGTTTAACGTCGATATTATCCATAATATCAAGGTTTTGAATACTGGCGCGGGCCCGTCGTGCGTTCTTTTGGGTGTCTCGATAATCCTCCGCCCGGAATCCCGAGAGTTTTTTACCCTCTTCGCCTTGCTTGGCGTTATTTACTACGACACTCGTCCCCCCGCCTTTGGAAATTTTTCGCGCGTACTCTTGCGCGCCCGGTTCGTTCGGGTCGGTGTACCCGGCCCATCGCATTTTTTCGGCGAATGTGGACTCTTTCGGCGCTTTAAGCACACCCGACGCTTTGCCGATCTCGATCCCTTCATTAATAATTCCCTGTACTTCGAGTTCTGCCTCGGGGTCGACGTCCCTCCGGGCTACTATGTCAAATAAATTTTCCGTGTGAGTAGGGTCCGAGCCTCTCTTTTTTAATGTTTGTATTCGGTCGTATAATAGTTTTTCCTGTTCGTCTTGGCTTTTTCCGTTCATCTTGACCAATATCTCGGCCCTTTCTTTTTTAAATCGGGCCGTATTGCTATCGACGGCACTTTGCACCCGCGCGCCCCGCACCGGATCGAGTCCGATTAAATTCCGCATCGCGTCGGGGTTGCCGTCCATCGCTTCCATTGTGTACGCTCGGATTTGCTCGTCGCGATCACGGTCCGCCGCTTGGTTTTGGGCTTGTTGTATCCCGGCGAAAGTATTAACCGCGTTTCCTAACATCGCGGAATAATTGGGGGTTGGCGCTACTTGCGCCCGTTGCCTTTGTGCGACTTGTGTCATTTTATACCTTTGTGGGTGTGTAAGTTGCTGTATTAACTCCGAGATCGGTCCCGGTAGTCACACGAGCGGGGCCCGCTTGTGTCTGGTTCGCTATTTGCGCCGATTGCATCCCTTGACCTGCTACGGCCCCAAGTCTCGCGAGTTGGTTATCATAGTCGGTTTGAGCACGTCCGAACGCTTGCTCTTGTAATTTCGTCCGCACGTTACCGCCGCCTAATCCGCCGATCGCGGCCGAGTTGCGCAATAATGTACGTTCTTGACGCTCTCTAAGAAATGCTTGTCCGGGCGACTCGGTAAAACGTCCCATCGCGGCTTGTTGTGCTTCCGCTCCGCTCAGTCCAAGTAAAGCCGACCTCTCATTCGACGCCGATGTTCCCGCCGTAGCGTATGGGTCGAGGCGTCCGAGGTTTGCTTGTTGCTGTTCTTGAAATCTCTCTTGCGTCGCGGCGTTGATCGCGTCCTCTCTCGCTCGCCTTGAAAGCTCTTTATTAGCCCCCGCACCTTGCTCGAAAGCGTAACGGTTTTCCCCGGCGCCGAAGGTCTTGTCGAAGCTCGATTGCTGAAACTGTTCGCCCACTCTTGACGCCCGCTCTCGTTCCCCGAGGGTATCTCGTCCGAGTGCTTCGGCTTGTAACGACGCTCGATTGCGCTCGGCTAGTGTGTTCGCCCCGAGTGCTTCTTGCGCTAAACTCGCTCGATTGCGCTCGCTTAACGTATCCGCTCCGAGTGACTCGGCCGCTTTCGCCGCTCTTATACTCTCGGCGAGCGAGCCGGTTTTATATGTGGCGTCGACGGCGTCTCGCGCGGCTTGCTGCCCGAATTGCTCGTCGAACCTCGTGTCGCCTTCGGTATCTCGACCGGTGCGGTATGCCACATCGCGGAGGCGTTGGGCCTCGGCGAGTGCGGCGTCCTCTCGCCTATATTTTTCTATATCCTCGCGTTGGGTTTGAAAAGTTTGAGCATCGACGGCGCTCGCCGCTTGTGACGCTTTCGTCGCTTGTTGTGATTGATAAACCCCCGCCCCTATCGTACCGACGGCGACCGCTAAAGCAAAACTCATAAATTTAACCTCTTGAAATATGTTTCTTTTTCTTCTTGCTCGTTTAAAATGAGCGTTTCCTCTAATTTATCGAGGTCGGTTTCCTCGGTGACGTGGGTCGTCGCCCAAATCATGTCCTCGAGTATGTAAAAAACTTTTTTAACTCCCGCACCCGATTTCATAACGTGCGGGGCCTTAATATAATTTATTTCGCCGTCGATCATCACATGAGCCGAGCCCGACATTGCTATATTTAAATGCTCGGTTTTGTGAGTTCCCCCGATTAAAAAAGTACCCGCCGGTATTAATAGCCGGCGCATATATAACCCCGGGCTAAAATCGTGCATTAAAGCGAGGTCCGGTTTACCATTGATTTTCAACCGTTCTTGTACCTCGTAAAGTTTTTCACGATACAAGGGAATAAAATCGGGGTCCTTTGCCTTAATTAATTCCTTCACATTCCCCGCCTTTTGTCGTTAAATGCGTTGTTACGTGTCGCGGGGGCGGGGGTCGGTTTTTTGCCCCTTGCTTGTCCCCTTTTTACGGCGGAATATGCCCCAAACGCGTCGTTTATTTGCCCGACGAAATCCGGGCCTTTTTTCGCCCGGGTACGTCTTTGAAATTGTGCGACCTTTTGCTTTTTCTTTTTGCGTTTTAAGTCTTCGGGGTCCTCTGACCCGTAAATCTCGTTCATCGTGGGCATGATCACACCTGTTTCATTGCTCTAAGTTCTTCTCTTTTCTCTTTTGTCATTCGCTTAACTTCCTTTTTGGCCGCCTTTAACCGCGCGCCGTCCGCCTTTACCTCGGCGGCGTGTATTAGCGATTTAGCATCGCATCGGGCCTCTTCTCGTCGGAAAATTTCGTCCATCTCCGAGGGTTTCTCTTTCTTTTCCTCTTCTAATTCGGTTCCATTCGCTTTAAAAATCTTGTCCATTTGTGTAATCATGTAGCTATCACCCCCGCGGCCCGTAGGCTCGCTAATAATAAATTAATAGTTGCAACCTCGGTTCCTCCCGTTGCATCCGCAACGGCCGCCCCTACGTCGGGGAGGTCCGCAAGTTCTGAGCTAATTTGCTCGAAAAATCTCGCCGCTTGTAGCACCGATTTACCGTCGGGACTAACTAGCGTGTGCGCCCTCTTGGGCGCTGTGATATTAATAGCCATTTGATATTTCGGCCTCTAATTTAATCCATGTCGTTTTTACCGGGTCCGTCGCTCTGAATCTCCACACCCTATGGGCCGGAACTCGTCCGAGTCGTCGCCATTCCATCCGGCGACCATATTCCCCCATTTTGCCCGAATTACGCCAAAACTCATTGCTCCAAGTCCTCGCCCCGTCGTCGCTAAAGTCCATCATAACGACCGGGTCGGAACCCTGTCCACTAATTAGCCCTTGACCGGAGTCGTCGGTTAATTCCATCGAATGCACGAATAACGACTCTCCGTTTGACTTTAAAGGTCCTGTCACTTTTTCTCTAATAATTGCGCTCCCGTATTCAGTATAAACCGAGGTCGATAGTGTGCCTATCCGCCCGTCGACTCGATCCGAAACGAGTAGCTTATCGTAAACGAAGTCGACCGAGGCCACACGCCAAGCGTTGGCCGTTAGTCCGGTTTGATGCTCAAGCCAGACAGGCCGCCCGAGTAATTCGGAGGCGGTGATTGAATAGACAAAAGTCCGAGCCGAGATATTAACAGATACGAACGTGAAACCCACGAAACTAAACCCATCAATCGAGTAAGCAAAACTATAACTCGAGCCGATCTCCGTCCGGCTAAATAGTTGGATTTGATGGTCGATTGCGTCGGTTGATATGTTAACCGGTCCCGTCGATCCCCCGGCCTTAAATACGCTCGTTCGCTCATTTGCACCCCCTCCGAGAAAATAAAAATTGCCTTCCCACTGTATGGGGCTATATTTCGAGTGTGCCCCTTTCTCAAAACTCGCGCCGGGTATCCGTTGAAATGGGAAACCCGAGCCGCCGATATTCTGAAAAACCTCGGTCGTATTCTCACCCAAGACGAAAACCTCGTCATAGTTTGCGTGTACCGCGATTATATCGTCGGGGAATAATTCCGCCGCGCCGAAGTCGAGCGCGTCGTATGTTAGCGGGTCATTGAGCGCACTAATAAAAAACTTGTCGCCCGCCGTGGCGCTAAATATGTAGTAACCGTCTTTCCAAACGACCGTGTCGGCCGTTACGAAATCGACGTCAGTTATTTGCGTTAATGTGGTCGTGGCCGCTTCGTACTGATAAGCGTCGCCTCCGGGGGAAACTATACATAACTTCTTGCCATTGTGCGCCATCGACACCCGAGCCGATCCGGTGATCGTCCCATGAGCCGCGACGACTCCGTCCTCATCCACACTATATAAAACCGTATCGTTAACCGTGTAATAAACCCCGCCCATTGCTATCGCACCCCGGGACGGTAAAGTCCCATTAGTCGCGAACGCCTCCACGCCCGGCGAGCTAAATAATACTTTGTCGTTTAACGAGTTAGCTCGAGCGACCGCGGTATACATATTTACACACCGTTGCGCGCTGAATTGCTTCGTCTGGCTCTCGTACGATCCGACTCCAAGGTCGAGGGGTATTTTAGGCACTATAAACAACCCCGTCGAAACCGCCCGATATGTCGAGGTCGGTTGTGCTTCCGGTCGCCTGTAATTTCAGACAACAAGGACCGGCCACGTATTTCGGTACGGCGTAATTGATAGTAAGGGCAGACGTGCCCGCGCCCTCAATTCCAAAGGTGTGAGTTGTTATAAATTTAGTCGGTACTACGTCGGCGTAGCTATTACATAGCAAACTAACGTCAGCGAGAGGGGTCGCCCCGCCCGCTCTGTTTAAATTCGCGTATAATCGGTAGAGACATAGTACTTGAGTCGATGGGACCCCGTAAATCGCCATTTGTGTTGATCCCGCACCGGCCACCATTTGGCTAGTGATCGTCGAATCCGTGGCGGCCGTTGCCTTTATTATTCCGGCATTTGGGCCCGCGGTTGACCAAGTTTTGCAACGCATCCGGTGAATAATCACATAACTGTTAGCCGTATTGACCGGGGTCGTCCCGTTCATTGTGACCGTTTCCGTAATCTCCGCGCTATCCCAGTTTCTAAGGCCCCATATTTGGACCGTCCGCGCGCCTGTTCCCGCGCTCGTGTCGTTTGTGTCGCTTGACACTATCGCGTGTATGCGGGTAGCGGTCGGGGCGAGCCATATCGGTTGAGTGTATAAATCCCAAAGGTCGGTAGGTGTCGCGTCAACATTCGTATTCCTTCCGTATTTAGTTAAATTTTGTACGGCGGTGTGCCCGTTCCACGGGTGTAAAATAGGTCCGTTCATAATTAAAAATTGCTTTTAGTGTTCTCGGGGAAAAAGTCCCTATCGTACCCGGTCCCGTACTCGTCACGGTTGCCCGATCCGATGGGGAGGGTCGAAGGAAACTCTAAGTTACGTAAATTAGTCAATGCGGTGATCATTTGATTAATGCCCTCGCTTGCGTCGTATACCATGCCCGGGGATAGCTGTATCCCGTATTCACCGGCTAATAATACCGCGACGTTTGATTTTAAAGCCCAAGTCGCGCAACGCGGCTCGAGTAACTCGCTTGAGGCGGCGTCAACCGGGGCAATCCCTTTTAACGTCCCCGTGGCATCCCATGCCGCGAGTAAATCGTTTAATATGTCCACACCGTCGGCAATCTCCGACGCGGAGAGGGGAGTCTCGGCGGGTTTTATCCCGATTTTACTAAACGCCCGCTCTATTATTTTAAGCGCCGTCGACATAGCCTTGCACCTTTTTAAGTAGCTTGTCGCGCTTCCATCTATTATCGAGGTCCTTTCCGTAATTTACGGAGGCATACCCGATTAATTCTTTTTTTGTCATTTCTTCGAGATTTAAAGCACCATTGGCGGCATCTTTAACCCCTTTGATGGTTTCCCCTACGATTTGGACCTCTGCCTCGTCGTCCGGGTTTAAACCGTGTTTTTTCATATCGAAGAAAGCGGCGGGACTTTCTGCCCATCCGTCGTCATAATATTTTTGTGCGTCTTCCTCGTAAACGATTTTCGGTTTCTCGGTCGCGTGGTAAACGTACGTTCTCGCCCTTTTCTTATCTATCATGATTCGCCCTTTTTTGGGTTAGGGGGCATAGAGCCCCCGTTTTTCCTCTAAGTATTGATAGAGGTTCTCAACGCGGCCACGTCCGCAATTAAAGCGGTCAAGATCACGTTAGTATTTTTCGCGTACTGCCCTAACTCGGCAACCGTTGGGACCGTTCCGTCCGCGATTGTTTGGGTATTAGCCGCGGTCGGCTCGTTAGCTGTCCACGTAATATCCAAGAGCGCGCTAGTCGCGGCGGCGACGTCTGTCGCTACCTCAAATTTACTATTAATTTGACTCATTTTTTTAACCTGTTTTGAGTTCTAAAAAAGGGGCCCAAGGGCCCCGGGAGAAATCTAACCAGTGATTCGACAAGCGAAGCCCGGGTTTTGTGTTTTAATTCCGTAAAGAATGTCAAATCGCATTACAGTTTCGTCAAGAGTCGCGTTGTACTGACGTACTAAACGAATCGAAACGCCCTTGTAATTCTCTCGACTTGCTGTCGCGCCGTCTTGAGGTAAATCAAGCTGGGCACTCGCTAGGGTCATTGCATCTTTGTGAAACGAGATGTTCTGACGGTATGCGGTCCCTCCTGTTCCTGTCTTAACAACCAGAGCCGCATTATTAGCCGGAGACGAGTCCACGGTTTGATAAGGTCCGGAAATTATGATAGGAGGGGAGATCGTGAAGGTCGCGGGTCCAGTCGAGGCCCCGCTATCAGCGTCCGCCGTAACAACGAACTGAGCGAGGTTGCCTGTCGATTCCCTTGTACGACGGTTCACGCTGTACACGTCCGCGATGGTAAACACGTCGCCGGCTTTTAAAATTCCGGTTTGTGAGTTCGTCCATCCGTCGGTTATTAACGATTGAGTCCAAGTGTCTTTCGATGTGGCGTAAGTCGTTTCTTGAGTTGCACCGTTTACGAGAGGTGTCCCAGTATTTACACCGACCGTATGAGTTTTCAAACTCTGGTTTGTGTACATATCAAATCCACCGTATCGCCCGATTGAAGCCTCTTCGATTGCTGTCTTAGCTATTCCTTGAGGGAATACGCCCGACAATGCGTTCGAGAGGTTGATCGTAGCGGTAGGACTAAAAAACGCACATCTTTTTTCCATCGGTACGCCCAACTCGTCGAGCTTAGCTTTCGCTTGAGCAACGACTAGAAAAGTTGCGGGAGTTGTTCCCGGTGTACCCACCAAGTTGAATATGTTACTGTATTCATTGGCGATTGAAGATTCGACCTGTTGTGCAAGCTCGGCCATCGCAGGAGCAATGTACCTGCTATAGGCATCCTCGATTTTTAGAGTCTGATCTTGAGAACTAATCGAGAAAACTACTTTTTTCCGTTGATCCAAAGTCACATTAACGATGCCTTCCTCAATATCCGAAGTCTCTCCGGCCTCTATTACGGCGCCATCAGTAGCGGCGAAATAGACCGGTCGTCTTACTTGGGCAGTTGCCCCCACTTTACCCGAGAAGATGTTTTTCTCGTCGAGTTGCCTGTCCACCTTGTTTCCAAGTTGTAGGGCGTTTAAAAAAGCCTTCATCGCCCACTTGACGACGAGACTAGTATTTTTAAAATCATTAGCCATGTTTTACCTTTTATAGTTATGACGCGTAAATCTCGTCCATTGTCATGCTTTCCATGTCCTTGGTCGAGCTTCCTCCGCTCCCTGCCGTCTTGACCGGATTCGGTGCTTGCGTCGTTCGTTTCGTATTCAAGCCCGCTGATATTTTGCCCAACTCGTAAAGGGGGTTTCTGGTCCCTGCGAGTTTATCCGCCACGTCGAGATGTTTTCCCAAGTAGTACGCTAATTCGGGGCCCTTATCATCGCCTTGTATTGCGTCGATCACTTCGCTCGGAAGCGGGACCGATTCCACAAGGGTCTGAATAGTTTCGCCGTAATCCTCGATGCCCGTTGCCGCTACTCTCCGCGCGAAATCATCTTGCGCCCGTTTCTGCGCGTCTTCGGCTTGCGCTCTAAAGACCTCTTGGCGTATTTGATCCGTTGCGGCGGCGACCCGATGGTCGATTCTCGCGTCTTGATATTCGTTCTCGTCGTAGTCAAATTGTTCAAGCGTTGGCGCCTCTTTCACAGGTATAGCTTTTTCAAGCTCTGCGAGTTTAGCCTCCGCCGCTTCGGCTCGAGATTGCTCCCGATATTTATCCGCGGTTATTTTATTAATCCTTTTCTGGAATCCTTTCGAGCCCTCATGCTTCGGTTGCTCTTCGGTCTCCTTGGGAGGGTTCGACCCCTCGTCCGTTGGTTCGACAACCTCTTCGATTGTCGCCTCCGGCTCGATAGCTGTTTCTGTTTCTTCGTCTTGCATTGCGTCCCTTGTGAACGAATTAAACCGGAGATTTTTGGCTCTCCGTTTGCCTTGTGTTGCCTATATACGTCATTTATGTCATTTCTGTCAAATTTGTCGGCCCCGGTTGCATCGGTGCCTCGGGCATCGGCCTAACCGGCGGCGCCGGTTTCCCCAATGGTTGCGACCCTGCGAGCTCTTGGTTTTCCATGACGTCGAGTTGCGTTTCCGCGACGAGTGCTTGCTGACCGTCGAGGAGTTCCGCCTCGGTCTCGGTCATAACCTGCTTGTCGAGGATTGCTTGCATCATGTCTGTTAATGCGCTCACACTGTCCTTTTGCGCGGCGATGATCTTCGCTTGCGTGTCGGCGTCGTTCTTGTGAATTTCCGAGATTATCTTTTCGTTTTGTATTTGTAGCTTCTCGGTCTGAGCGTTGAGGTTAGTCACAAGAGCTTCGTTCATTGGGTCGGGTCCCGGTGGCGGCCCGAGTGCTTTCTGTTCCTCCTCGGTTGGCTCGACGGTTCCTTGCGCGACCATTCGTTTTCTAATCCGGTCTTTTAACTCGTCGCCCTTGTTAAGTTCCATATTGTCGATAATCAGATCGAGCGCCAATTCTTGAATGATTGGACTCTGCCCAGCTAAGTTAACGAGTTGATCGACCGTTTCCTTGCGTTTGGTACTGAATGACGGCCCGGTCTTCGATGTGACTCCGTACGTCCCTTGACTTAAATCGTTAACGAGAACGACCTCGCCCGTTTGCGTATCGAGAACCGGCTCATTGATTCGCGCATCTTCGAGCGACTCGTCCGGTCCAAGGATTTTAACCATTCGATCGGTGTCGTAAATGCGTGGGATCAAGTCCACAAGTATTTTGCCCGTGTAGCGTTGCGACTTCTCGAGGTTGTCTTGAAAAATATACGATCCTCGGTCACCCATTGCTTGCTCTGCTTGGATAGCTTTCCCGCTTTTTAATACCGAGACGTTACCCAGTGAAGCCGGTTCGATCCCGGTCGTTGCGAAAATATCGGTCGCGGCTTGCTGTACTTGTTGCAGTAAGGCCGTTTGTAATTGTGGCGCGCCTCCTCGACTCGGCGGCCCCGGTGCTTCGGGGTCCGGGTTGTATTGCATAAATGGCGAGTTTTGCGTCGGGAATCTTTTTAGAGATGCCTCGTGACCCTTGCCTTGCTTCGGCGTTATCCAAATCGGGTCTTTCGGAGTTAGCGCAGTTGCCTCAATAGCGGCACTTGTAGCGTAATTGTAGATTCTCTGACTGTCTTTACTCTTTCTGACCAAGCCTCTCGTATAATGCTTCTCGCTGACCGTTGCTGTCCGGCCATATACCGGAATTAGTGGAATATATTTACCCGCCCACTCTTGGGGCTCGGTCAATGCTTCCGCTCCGTTTAATATGACCATTTCGACGGTATGCCCGTCGACCTCTCGTTCTCTTGTGACCGTGATACCTCGGGCCGCTAACTCGTCGATAACGTCGGACTCTTCGTCGAGGTCGATCGTTCGCCCGTCGTTTAACAATCCGATCCGTTTCTTTTTCGGTTTCTTATACCAATATTCCGCCAAGCGGACGCCCTTCTCGCCGAACCAATGCTGTAGATTATCCGATTTATATCTCTCGACCGAGAAGTCCGTCACGCTTGCGCCCGGGTACTCTTTCGCGAATGATTCCTTTGAGATGTAAGACACACTGAAAGCCCACTGAGCGTCGCTTTTATCGTACTCCTTCGCCATTGGGTCGAAATATAAGCTCGACGCGGCGGAGGTTAACGGCTTGATTGATATTACTTGCTCGAACGTCTCGTCGTTCTCGAACTCGGTAAGCACTCGCCACCCGCCGAAACCACACGTCACGGCCTCGTCGAACGCGTTGTCGTAAGTATTCGAGGCGTTGCAAGTCTGCTCGATTGACCGAATTAATCCGGTGTATATCTTCGCCGTGTCGGCCGTTCCGTCCTTGAGTGGGTCGACCTTGATCCCGGTGCGGGTCTGTCGTTGGTTCCCGACTATTTGGTCGATCGCTCCGGAGATACGGTCGATTGTGTAGCGCGGTCGGTCCTTTCGTTTTGTGACCACATCCTCGGACCATTGACCGTCCTCGGCGTGTATGAATAGTAAATCTTCGACCGCAAGTTTCCTTTGCTCCCAATCGTGTAAGCGGGCGACCTCGAAACGGTCGAGCCCTTGTTTATAGATGTCGTCTTTCATGCTGCAAACTCGCTAGTAAATGTTAACGGCTCGACGTGCGCCAATGGCGGCGGGTTGTCGAAGGACATATTCAACGCGTCGGCCATGTTCGGCGATTTTACGCCGCGCTTTCTCATATCCTCTTTGGATTCGATTTGAATAAATGAGTTCTGCCCCTTCTTGCGCCTAATTTTAA